CTATTGTGATGGTTTACCAGCATTATCTGCTTCTAACCATGTTCTATTTTCTTCGGAATCCACAATTGCAACAGCAAGCTCTGGGGTACTAATTTGCTCAATACCTGCGTTAGCAACTTCAGTCTGCACTTTAACTTGCAAATCAGGATTAATCTTTTCCAGTACAAGCGATTTACTGTAATCTGTCGGCTTCCCTGCACCGTCAGCTTCTAGCCATGTTCTGTTGTCTGAAGCGTCAATAATTGCAACAGAAATATCTGTACCTAACCCTTGCTCAACCCCGACATCCGCAACTTTCGTATCAGTATAGGATTTAGATTGACTCAAAGGGTCAAAATTAGACTTTGTTAAAGTGGTACCGTTCCAGGTATTTGTTCCCTGGTTCGGCCCGGCTTCCTCAATAACAACTGTACTATTTGCTGGAATAGTCGTTTTAACCGCATTAAATAACGCTAGTGTAGTAAAGCTATATTGACCTTGCACAATTTCTGATTTACTGGCTTTTTGTTCCATTAAAAGCTCAGTACGTGCAACCAATGCTTTAGCCTGTTCATTCATGTTGCCATTTGGACCACCACGTGCAAGCTCTATTCCAATTTCCCTAACTTTTGGCCAACTCGGTTGTACTTCTAAATCTGCCATTACATATCTACTCCATTCAATTTTTTTGTACCATCTAGCAACCACGTTCCATCTAGATAAAGACCACCCGCTGCCTGTGTGAACTCTGTGTCATGGCCAGCTTGAGTAATTGCATTCACTTGCAAATTCGATGGACTTTCCAGAACAACTGTGGTGTCAATAAGATGGGAACGTAAATTCTTATAAGCTCTAACGACCTTAAATAATTCTTTGTAATCGGTGACTGAGACATTGTCTTGGTTCGTTTGAATAAAAATTTTGAATGTATATGGCTTGCCCATAGGCACCATGTTGAACCATTCCTGGACAATCACCGGAAATCCCAATGAATTTAGTGCAACTTCTAGTGATTCAACTGAGCCTTTAATACTGTGGTTATACAGTGAGGTTTTAATCACTTGACGCTTTTGCGCTTCAGTCCAGGCTTTATTCCAGACATCAACTGAACGTTCCCAGGCTAGCCATGGCAGTACTTCAACCGGTGCATTTAGTGGATCGTTAAAACTGCGAATATTGATTTCAATATTTGAAACACGTGCAAATGCATTTTCAAAATTCATTTCAAATTTGGTGGAATTGGGAGGCAGTAACTTACTCATAACTGCCCCTTCACAATATTAATGCTGGTGCAGTACGCTATCTGGCCCAGTGAAGTATCAATATTGCTTGTAGGTGAAATCAAATTGACCCGACTCACACCTGGCTGATGCAATGCCTGATAAATACCGGACAGAGAAACACCGCCATTAAAGGCATGGGTCTTCTGGGTGTATTCTTGGGCAGCTTTATAGCAACTATTTAAAATAATAGTTTCATCTGGACCTTGATCAATAAATATTTCAGCTTCAATGCTGTAATTTAAAATTGATGCTGAATAGATAATAGGACGATCTGTTAAAGGTCTTATGGACTTAGCATTTAGAGCTAATGTCACAATATTTAAAAGATCTTCTGATGCAGTACCATCACCTTCTGTTGAAAGTACATAAATATTACAAATGCCCACCGGATTATCGTTTTCATCCAATGGTGCGTAAGGGTAAATATCTTTGACACGTGCATCCGCATTCATCCCGTGAAAAATATATGAGCCTTCACTGCCAGCTGTTGTTTGTCCTTCAGGGGCTAACTGGACACGTCTGCGTAAAGACTCATTTGATTCTTTAACTTCTGGAGTCGTGTCGGTTGCTTCACTAATAATGCGTCGTTGCAAATTACGTTCAGCTGCTTTGTGGTCTAAGTCCTTATCAGCTGAATAAGCTAATAAAACAGAGAGAGCCTGGTTATTGGCATCTTGCCGTACTGTCATTTCGCGATAGGCAAAAGCTTCTGCAAGTTTCATTGCAGGATCTGATTCAAGTAAATCTGGAAAATCTGGCTGAATTTCACGAATTCGTTGATAAAAGTCGTCCAAACCTTCTTTTAATATGATTTCAAAATCAATTTGTTTAACTACGTCGGGCGGCGAGAGTAATGACAGATCAATAGCCGTATAGGTATTACTACTCATGTTAAAGCTCCGATAGAAATAGGAATGCTCATATTTAGGTTTTGACCTGATTGAATTAGAACCCCTTCAATATCTAGCACCTGTTTTCCTTGTTCCTGGCTACTGATAAAAATTTTGCTAATTTCAATACGTGGTTCCCAACGTAAAGTTGCCAGGTATATGGTGCTATAGCACTTTAAATACAGTGCTTCACTTGTTGGTTGATCAATCAAATTGGCCAGTTGTGTTCCATAATCCCGACGCATTAATCTTGAACCAATTGGGGTAGAAATTAGGTCAGCAAGTGACTGTTTTATATGTTCAATCTCGGTTATAAGTTTTCCAGTTTCACGCGATATCATGGAATTGGCCCTCCTGAAGTTTCAGCACCAGATTTCACTCCAGATGTTTTATGATTTTTAAGGCTGATTTCACCGGCTTTAACATCTGCTTCGGTACTAAAGTTTCCAGTTGAATGGCTGCTTCCCTGGACAAGCTGACTGCCACCCACGGTATTATTTCCTGTCATTGCAATACTGCCGTTGACCTGAACATTGCCATTGATGGTGGTGTCTCCGTTTACAGTTACCCCACCATCCGCAGTAATAATGGCTTTACCACCCGGTGGTAAAATGGCTGACAAATGATGGGTAGAAATGTCATAGGTAAAAATGCAGCCATCTTCAAAAATACGGATAGTTTTATTCAGGTCATCTGATGGAGATGGATTGTCTGTATTGTTAAATCCAGCAATAGCCACGCCCATTTCAAGTACACCTGATGGACTCAGCACCATTACTTCTTCACCTACAGTGGGTGGATTCCATGTCTTGGTTTTTCCTGCCCTTAATGTCAGAAAACGAAGTTTTGCAGTCGTAATCTCGCCTATAGTGACGGTGACTGTCGTAAATGGTTTAGCCGGATGTATGGTCTTGATCGTTCCGAAACGAATAATATTTTCAAGACGTCGATGTAGTTCTGCGCTCATGCTGCAATCGTGTTGCAGATGATTTTTGAATGCATTTGATGGGGCTTGTATATGAGCTATATACAAATGGAATTATTTTGTAGCCAAGTGATTTAAGACATCTGTTTCAATCATTCTAATTTCTACGTCGGTAAAACCTAGCAATTCACGACTGGCGTATTTTATCGTTGGACCATCGCGGTCCACTTTGTCTTTTAAACCGAACTGATGAACCCGAGCAATAAATGCAATACGACCTGCAAAGCCGACTGCAACCCCCTGTGGTGTTCGTTCCATACGCATATATTTGGCATTTTTGATGACATTGAACATCTTGTTTTTGATTTTGTGTTTTTTATCCCGTAGCCGGTTTTTTCGTGGGACATAGGCTCCACCATCGGGATTTTGCTGACTTGTAATTCGTTTTTTTTGGGATGCCCGAAGTTTTCGGGCAATATTCATTTCAAGCTTGCGTCGTTCAGCATCGCTTAACTGTGAAAGCATGGTTCCTAAATAATCGGTCAGTGCTTCTAGATCGGCCATGAATCATCCAAAATATTATTGGTTAGGTTCTGCAGACATCCATTCTGCAAGTACTTCGCCTGACTGGGTGTCAATGATTTGCATTTGCTGTGCATCTAATGCCGTTTCATACTGAGGTTCATCTGGGAAACTGGTTTTCAGCGTGCCGTCATCCTGGCGTTTGACAATAACGCGTTCAGTTAAAGGAAAAGTAAGTGATAGATCGACCGTATTGTTATTTAAAATAACGGTTTCAAACTTAAACGCTTCTTTGCTTTTGTCCAAATTCATCAACAGTTCAGACTGATTGACACGCACCCAGTCCAGCAATGGAATCATCACGGCATCTAATTCCCCTGAATATTCAGTCAGAATAAAATTAAGGTCATAGACGTATTCAAAGGAAAGTCCTCTTGCACCGGTACAACGGACATTGCCTTTGTCGGTAAAAATGAGCATGCGGTCAGGATCCCGCTGCAGTTCTTTGACTGCAGCAAGAATATGACTTCTAAGACTTTCGGGCTTTTTCATGCTGCTTTTTTCTCACCATAGATCGGTTCCAAGTGATCCCACTCTTTCTGAAATTTCGCCTGATACCCGAGTTTTTTATAGTTTGATCCATTGTACAAAGTGAACACAGCTTCCCAATTCTCTGCACGCAAAGCATCGATTAAAGCGACTTTTTTGCCATTAACTGTTCCAGTTTTCCATTCAATGAAACGGATAAAAGATTCCAGCTGCAAAGATTCGTTCAACTGCATTTGCTCTACAAATTCAAATACCGATGGATAACTTAGCTCTTTCCAGTTTTCACCCATGATCTGGAACTGTCCCCAGCTGCAAGACATGAGTGCTGCTTCAGCACAGATATTTTTTGCCAAGCTTAAACGTACATATTCAGCTTCATCACCTTTGTAACCACCAGTTGCCGTGTTGACCAGATTTGGATATTGCTTCATCTGGGCGTTTGCAAATGCTTTGCCTTTTAATTGCACCAGGTAGAAATACATGCGATGACGTTCAAACAGGATTTTAGCCTTGCCATTTTTAAGAAAACCGACACCACGGCCTTCAGTCGCACCAAATACCCGGATTGCAAGTTCAGATACTTTTAGCCGTTTAGCTGCAGCAATATAGTCACCGTCTTTTAAAAATTTGGAAACACTTTGGCCAACCAGTGATGCTCGTGTTTTATCACCCACTTTACCGTCGGCTAAAATGCCTACGCTTTTTTGAAATTGAAGTACTGCATATTCGGTACTTACACCAAAGTCACCATCGAGTTTTAATGCTTTGCCATCTTTACCTTTGAAACCCAGGTTAATCAGTTGCTTTTGTATGATGACGACCGCATCACCTTTCGCGCCAAATTTTAGTAAACTCATGCTGCACTCCAAATCAGTTTGGCCACATTGCCTTTTGTTTTATAAATAAGTACTGCAAGTAGAACAGCAAAGAATGCATCCCAAACGGTGACAGGATCCTTAAAGAACAGGATGTGAACTACTTGGCCAAGACACGAAGCAATAAGCAGGGCTGCAAGCCATGCATAGCCACGGTGAAAGTCGGCACCATTACGGTTATAGCAAATGATGCGAAATGCACAGAACAGGTATGCGACGAGGGCAATAGCCTGAAATAAATGTTCAATCATGATGTTCCCCCATTTTTAATCGCTTTCCAGATTTCAGATAACTTTGCCTTTTTGATCCAATCCACTGCTTTTACCAGAATGAATAATGAAAAGATTGCCGCTAACAGTGCTGCGGTTGCATCACTGGTGATCATGGTTCTGCTAGTAATTTCAGGTGCAAGTAAATAGCCAATTCCTGTAGATAAAAGCATGCTGCGTAAACGCTGCCAGGCCGTTAAATCTTTTTCAGTCGTCGCAATAAAAGCTGCACCAAGCACCGCCCCGAGTAACGCATTTCCGTTAATAAACGGAAGAAATGACATTGCACTTAGGGTTCCGACTGTTGCTGTAGTAGTGGTTGCTGGTTCTGCCATTTTTTATTAATCCCATAGCTGGATGGTTTGTTTGATTTGTTGCGGTGCTTCAATATCCGGCAGAATGACTTTAGTTCCCATTGGAAGAACAACACCGAGTTCGGCAAGTTTTGGATTAGCTTCAAGTACTTTTTCAACTATTCCAGAGCTTCTGCCGTATTCTCTCCAGCAGATCGCATCCACTGTGTCGTATTGCAAGGCATTAATGGTTTTGGCCATTGTTTCTTATTCCTTACAATCCAAATTTTCTAAAATTCGGATTTGGCACTCATACAATGTCGGGTTAATACCTTGTGAATTCGGCACGATTCTAGATTCTGCTTTTAAACAGCCTTGATTCAGATTAAGGCCTAGCTCTTTTGCAACTTTTTCAAGTGCTAGCTGCTCTAATTCACGTTGTTCAAATTTATAGGTATGTGTACGGCAATGAGTCTCAACCGAAGAAATGTTCATTTTCATATCAATTCCACCACGCTACGGTTTTCGCCCAACAATTGCAGAATGGCCCATTGTTTATTGCGTCTGTAATCATCAACTGTGTATTCCGCTTCTTCTGCTTTTTTGGCACCTGAATTGGAACTGTCATAATTTCGATAATTTTCATTGATCTTGGCTGCAACACCGTTGGCCACAGCAGACAGATATAAATAATCGGTCTCTGGCTTATCATTAATTTCTGTGGTTGATAAATCTGAAAGTACTGTCGCTTTGCCTTTCAAGACTTTTAGCAGGCGGTTGACATCAATGACTTCTTCAATGATGGCCTGTTGTAAGCGTAGGGTTGTGACGGCTCCGTCGATGCGGACGATTTCTCGGATGTGATCCAAAGCAATAGACGGATAAAACGGGTCACTTTTGATGTTGATTTGACTTGGTGTGTTATTGCCATTTGCAACGAATCCCATAATGTCCCCTGCCTTTGTTTTTATTGAATATTTGGTGCATGGGTGGGAACAATGGTTTTAATGAGCATTACATTGTAATGACATCACCATTGTTCGCCCATGCGGTGCGTGGGCACTCAGTTAGGTCGCTTTGAACTGCAGGTCGCCCTGGTCATTTACGACTTGTGAACCATTTGCATTAAGTAATGGTTCAGCTTGTTTTGGTGTTTGTGGGGGGAACTTTTTCAACAATGTTTCGACTGTTTTTAAGTCCTGTTTGCCACCACATTTGTCATCCAGTTCAATTGCTCGTTCAAGATAAGCTTGAGCATCTTGTGCGAAAACAATGTCTGACTGACTTGGTTCATCTTTGCTTTGGATCTGTTTGATTGTTGCTTTGCCCAGTGCAACCAGAAGTTTTGCTTTGACTTGATCAGGCATGTCTAACACTTTTTCATCAAATTCAGTGTGTAGAACGAGCTGTTCAAGTTGCTGCAGTACTTCAATTTCAACATCAGCATTGGTCTTGAGCTGCTTCAAAAATGCATTGGCAATTTCTTCAGTAATTAAAGTCGCTGTTTTACGTTCAAAACGATCTGGCATGATCATGTTATGCATAAGTGCAAATTCAGCCATTTCTAATGTTTTGGCATAGTTTTCAACATCGATGCACCAAACGAGTAGCGTCATGAATACGTCATCTTGAACTGATTTATTGGCTTCAAGAATTCCATCGACATAGGGCAAATATGTTGGTACTAATGCTTTTTTAAGTTGAATTTTCGCTTCAGTAGATTGGATCTGCTTTAAGCGATGGCGGTCATTGTTAAGCTGGGCAAGTTGCAATTCATAAAATGATTGATCTTGCATAGTGCCGAATTCAGCAGCCGTTTCGGCTGCTGCTTTAGCACTGTGTTTTTGGAAATGCTGACGTGCTAATGACATAGGCTTATACCAATTCGATTTTTTCTGCTAATGCAGCAAGACCCAAATCTTCAATGTAGTAATCTTCATTCGAAGATTCATAATTTTCGATTTGGTCACGTTTTGGATTGTCGATGACGGTACGACGACGAGCACCTTCTTGAACATAAATCGATAAGTTATCGAAAGTTGTTACAAGGATGGCATCTTCAGGGAAGAACGGCACAGAATATACAGGTAAGTTACCCATACGTTTTTGGCTGATAATAATGTCAGCTGCCAATTTTTCAGAGTTGTCCTGGTCTTTGTTTACCAATGGGAAGTACTTGTCTGAAACTGTTTTTCGGTTACACAGTACAACCAAGTCTGGGTTGTCTTGATGTACTTCATCAATCATTTCATTGGTCAAATCCATCACCAATGCATCAATATTTTTAAAATCCCCTGTTGCACCGATTGTGATTTTTCCGACTGTTGCACCAGATGTCATTACGCGTGCTGGATTTTCTTCACGCATTTTTTGCAACCAGCCTTTGTTGACATCCTGCAATTTAGGATTGGCCACAATATCAGTTGTGGTTGCAATTGATGTACCGTTAAAGCCGATCATAATGCGGTCAAGACCTTGACGTTTTTGGATTTGACCAGAAAAACGTGCATAGAAATCTTTGAACTTCGCCCATTGATCCAATTTTGCATATTTGATGGCTGTATCAAAGTCTGTTTTACGACAGAAATAAAAACGTTCATCCATAGATGTAGGATCTGTTGCCTGACGATCAGTAGTACCTGTATTAGTACGTGATGCAGTCGGACGAGAAATACCAAGACCCACTGCAGAACCTGATTGTTCTGCAACGTGGAAAACATTGATTTTTTGTAAGAATGCAGAAGATAGTTGAATTTTATCTTCAAGCTTTTGTTGAACTGATGGCGCAACATTGAACTTTTGGTAAACTTTTTCAACGTTGTTTAATTTAGCCAGCTGCTTCATTACGGCATTATATTTTAAACGTGTTTCGTTACGCATGATGTGTACTCTTTTTAATTCTGGAATGGATTAGCGAACTGAATTAGCAATCAACCACTTCATTGAAATTTGAATTGCCGGATTTAGGACGTGGATCAGAATCAGGTTCACCATCCAGTTTGGTTTTCAATTCATTTNNACTTTATCGAGTAAGCCTGCGGAATAGGATTGCGGCTCTTTGACTTCGTCAAACTCAAGTGAAACTTCTTGTGCAGCAGTAAATAGATTTTCTGGACGCTGTTTTTTATCAGCAAATGGATTCACTTTTGCACCGGCAGCAAATTGCAGCATTTCGGTACCGAGTGATGCTGGGCTATCAGTCACGGCTAAACCGATTAAATAAGCTGAACCAGTTTTGGCAAAGTTTTCATCAACTTCAATGGATGTATAAACTTTTTGTTTTTTCTTATTCAGTGCAATCAGACTTTCTGTTGGTTCGATCTGAGCAAATAGTGCATCTTTTTCTTCACCATCAATGGTGACTTTTTCAGTTTTTAATGCCAAAACATCGCCATACATACCGAAAACACTATCTGGCATCACGCCACGAATATGTTCGATATTGATGCGCGCACCGTATTTGTTCTGATCATAACTCTGCGCCATCTGGATAATCCAATCGGCTTGAATTTCACGACCATCAGTGGTGTCGCCAGCTACAGCTACACGAAACCATTTTGATTTGTATTTTTTATCTTCTTTGCTCATTTGCAAACCTATTCGTTAATTATGAACGGATATAAATCACGATTTTGAATAGGTGCAGAATGGGCAATCTAGCGCATTCCCTGCAATTGAATAGGCTTGTATATGAGCTATATACAAATAGGGTCGACTGATAATTAAGTCTTGTACTGCCAATGTTTGCACATTAAATCAAGCAACCTCTGGCAATGAATGACTTATCCCCTATAGCAAATTTGCACCTGATTATGGACAACAAACTGAAAGCCAAATTTCTGTACTGGCTTGGGTGGAAGATTGTCGATATTGCAGAAGTTCTGAATGAAAATGAAAGAACAGTCCAGGCTTGGAAAACGCGTGAAGATTGGGAGAAAGAAAAACCCGAAAATCGGGTAGAAAATGCTTTAACTGTCCGTTTGATGGTGCTCATTCTTAAAAATAAAAAGACATCGGGCGATATTAAAGAAATTGATATGTTGATGCGGGCTTATAAAGAATTTGCCCGAATTGAAAAATATCGTAACGATGGTACTGAAGCTGACCTGAACCCAGAGATCCGTAAACGTAATTCTGCTCCACGTAAAAAAATCCCCAACCATTTCACTGAAGAACAGATTGAAGAACTGGTTCTGGCATTTGAAGAAAACCTGTTTGATTATCAATGGACTTGGTATCGTGCAGGCGACCAACGTTCACGTGCAATTTTAAAAAGCCGACAAATTGGTGCGACATATTACTTCGCACGTGAAGCATTGATTGATGCCCTAAAGACAGGACGAAATCAGGTTTTCTTATCTGCATCCAAAGCTCAGGCACATATTTTCAAACACTATATAAAAGCCTTTGCAGCGGATGTATGTGGGGTTGAACTAACTGGTGACCCTATTGTTCGTTCCAATGGTGCAGAACTTTTATTCTTAGGTACTAATTACCGAACAGCCCAAGGACATCACGGCAATTTTTATTTCGATGAATTTTTTTGGACTCATGGATTTAATGAGTTAGAAAAAGTTGCATCTGCAATGGCTCTGCATAAAAAGTGGCGTAAGACCTACTTTTCTACACCTTCAACCATTACTCATGAAGCCTATGGTTTTTGGACAGGTGCTCGATTCAATAAAGGTCGTCCGAAGAATAAGCAAGTCAAAATTGATGTAACACATGACTCCTTAAAAAAAGGTCGTGTTTGTGAGGACAAGATTTGGCGACAGATTGTCACAATTTTGGATGCTGAAGCTGGTGGCTGTGATCTATTCAATATTGATGATTTACGCTTTGAATATTCTGCAGATGATTTTGAAAATCTGTTGATGTGTGAATTTGTGGATGATGGCCAGTCCATGTTCCCACTTAATATGCTTATGCATTGTATGGTGGATAGCTTAGAGCTTTGGTCTGACTTCAAAGTTTGGCATACCCGCCCCTTTGCGAACAAACCTGTTTGGGTTGGTTATGATCCAGCTTTAAGCGGTGATAATGCCGGTCTAGTAGTACTTGCGCCTCCAAGTGTAGCCGNNGGGGGGAAATTCCGAGTACTTGAACGCCATCAATTCAAAGGTGATGACTTTGCCCAACAAGCTGAACATATCAGAAGCATCACGAAAAGGTACAACGTCACTTATATCGGTATTGATACAACAGGTATGGGTGTTGGTGTTGCAGAATTGGTACGTCAATTCTTCCCTGCAGTACATTCCTTCAAATATTCGCCAGAAGTTAAATCACAGCTCGTATATAAAACTTTAGATGTGGTCCGCAATGGACGACTTGAATATGACGCTGGCGATAAAGACCTAACTCAATCATTAATGAGTATTAAGAAAACTATTACTTCAAGTCAAAAACAAATTACTTTCACTGCCGGACGTTCAGAAGAAATTGGCCATGCGGATCTGGCATGGGCTCTCATGCATGCAATTTATAACGAACCATTGGCTGGCATAACAGAAACAAATACTTCCGTATTGGAGATTTATTCATGAACCCTTTTTCAACAGCTAAAAGTTTGATGAACTCGGCTTTAAACTATTTACCTCAACCTTTACAGCAAGCCATTCCACAAAAGACTGAAGCATTTTCATTTGGTGATGCAGTGCCAGTACTTGATGGAAATGATTTAGCAAATTATATGGAATGTTGGTTCAATGGTCGTTGGTATGAACCGCAAGTGAGTATGGAAGGATTATCTAAAAGCTGGGGATCCACACCATATTTGAGTAGCGGAATTATTTTTAAACGAAACTTTCTGGCCAACTTATTTATTCCACATCCTCGTTTAAGTCGTAAAGCATTTGAACAAGTTTCTTTAGACTTCATTTGGTGTGGAAATACTTATGTTGAGGACATTAAATCTAGACTAAAAAATACAATCGAGTATAAGCCGGCATTGGCAAAGTACACCCGTGCTGGGGAACATGCAGGTCAGTACTTTTATTTAAACCATGGTAACCGTGGGTATGAAGAATATGAATTTGCTCAAGACCGTATTTGTCATATTAGAGAAACGGATATTAATCAGGAAATTTATGGCACACCAGAATATATGTCTGCACTTCAATCTGCATGGCTGAATGAATCTGCCACTCTATTCCGTCGTAAATATTACAACAATGGATCTCATGCCGGTTTTATCTTATATGTGAACGATCCAGCCAGTGATCCAAAAGATATTGATGCTTTACGAACTGCATTGAAAGAAAGTAAAGGACCAGGGAATTTTAGGAACTTATTCTATTACAGCCCAAATGGGAAAAAAGATGGTATCCAAATCATTCCAACTTCTGAAATTGCAGCAAAGGATGATTTTACAAATATCAAATCTATTACTCGGGATGACATACTTGCTGCATTGCGGGTTCCACCTCAGCTCATGGGTATTGTTCCAAGTAATGCTGGTGGTTTTGGTGATATTAAATCTGCAACAGAAGTTTTTTATCACAATGAAATTGTTCCTCTTCAATCACGATTACTTCAGTTCAATGAATGGGCGGGTGATGAAGTAATTAAGTTCAAAGAGTATGGATTAATACAATCAAAATAA